GTTATTGCGCTACCAAAAGCTCCTAAAGAAGTATACAAAGATCCGAAGAACAAATGGGTGAAATTCGAGTATCCCAAGGAGTTGCAGAGAATTAAAAATATATTCGATTGGAGAAACTATCCGGAAAGCAGTAAAGAAAAATGGTACGATTATATAGATGAAGAATTTAAAAGAAGGGAAGAAGGATTCTGGTTCACGAATAATGGTAAACCAACCTGGATAACAGGTACGCAGTACATGTACTTGCAATGGAGTAAGATTGACGTAGGCGCTCCAGATTTTAGAGAGGCAAACAGATTATTTTATATATTCTGGGAAGCTTGTAAGGCAGATAAAAGATGTTACGGAATGTGTTATCTTAAAAATAGACGTTCTGGATTTTCTTTTATGTCATCAGCAGAAACGGTTAATTTAGCAACTCTTGCAAGTGATAGTAGATTTGGTATACTATCTAAAACTGGATCAGATGCAAAGAAGATGTTTACTGATAAAGTTGTACCTATTAGTATAAACTACCCTTTCTTTTTTAAACCTATCCAAGATGGTATGGATCGTCCTAAATCAGAGCTTGCTTATAGAGTGCCAGCTAGTAAGTTTACAAGGAAAAAGATGTCAGCTACAGATGGTATGGAAGAAATCGAAGGTTTAGANACAACGATTGACTGGAAGAACACTGGAGACAATAGTTATGATGGTGAGAAACTAGCTTTATTAGTTCATGATGAATCTGGTAAATGGGAGAGACCTGATAATATTTTAAATAACTGGAGGGTTACAAAAACATGTTTACGATTAGGTAGTAGAATTATTGGTAAATGTATGATGGGCTCAACTTCAAATGCTTTAGATAAAGGTGGAGAAAACTTTAAAAAATTATACAATGCCTCAGATGTCACGAAACGAAATAGAAATGGTCAGACAAAGTCTGGCTTATACTCTTTGTTTATCCCAATGGAATGGAACTATGAAGGATTTATTGACGAGCATGGAGTTCCAGTCTTTACTACTCCTGATATCGATAGACTCACACCAGACGGTCAATTAATAGACGTAGGCGTAATAGATAACTGGCAAAACGAAGTAGATGGATTAAAAGATGATCATGATGCTTTGAATGAATTCTATCGTCAATTCCCAAGAACCACAGAACACGCATTTAGAGATGAAGCAAAAGGTAGTATATTTAATTTAGTTAAAATATACGAGCAAATAGATTACAACGAAGAGATGGCTAGAACATTAGGTATCACAACAGGTAATTTTCAATGGGTTAATGGTATTAAAGATTCTCAAGTAATATTTTATCCAGATCCAAATGGTAGGTTTAAATTAAGTTGGACACCTCCTCAAGGTATGCAAAACAATGTAATACTTAAAAATGGAATTAAGTACCCTGGTAATGAGCACATGGGTGCTTTTGGTTGTGATAGTTATGATATATCAGGTACAGTAGATGGTAAAGGGTCTAAGGGAGCTTTACACGGCTTAACAAAGTTTAGCATGGAAAACGCCCCAGCTAACACTTTCTTTTTAGAATACTTATCAAGACCACCAACAGCCGAGATGTTCTTTGAGGACGTTCTAATGGCCTTAGTATTTTACGGGATGCCTATACTCGCGGAAAACAATAAACCTCGCCTCTTGTACTATCTGAGGCGTAGAGGATATAGAGGGTTTAGTATGAATAGACCAGATAAGGTTTGGAATAAACTATCTGTTGCGGAAAAAGAAGTAGGTGGTATACCTAACTCTTCAGAAGACATTAAGCAGGCTCACGCAGCTGCAATTGAAATGTATATACAAGACCATGTTGGTTTGATGCCAGAAGGAGGTATTGGTAATGTTTACTTTAACGAATTGCTAAACGATTGGAGTAAGTTTGATATAAACAAAAGAACAAAGTTTGACGCGTCAATAAGTTCTGGTTTAGCTATCATGGCTAACAACAGACATTTATACACACCAAATGCTAAAATAGAAAGACAACCGATAGACATTAGTTTTGCAAAATACGATCAAAGTAGTATGTCAAGTAAAATAATTAAAAATTAAAGATGGCTGAATCAGTTATAAATATAAATTTCCCAAGTCAAGTTGTTAGTGATTTAGAAAAGATAAGTTACGATTACGGGTTGAAAGTAGCAAAAGCTATTCAGCACGAGTGGTACGGTAAGACTAATAACTCTGAAAACAGATACAACCACAGTAGCTCTAAAATACACAACCTAAGATTATACGCTAGAGGAGAACAGAATGTTCAGAAATATAAGGATGAGTTATCTATAAACGGTGATTTGTCCTATCTTAATTTAGATTGGACGCCTGTCCCGATAATATCTAAGTTTGTTGATATAGTTGTTAATGGTATTGCAGAAAGACTGTATGATGTAAAAGCTTATTCTCAAGATCCATTTGGAGTTGTTAAAAGAACAGAGTACATGCAGGCAATCCAAGATGACATGTCAATGGCTGAGTTTGATAAGTTTGTGAAAGATAACTTTTTCATAAATACTAAGGAAAGCAAAACAGAGGCTTTACCAGCAACGGAAGAAGAGCTCTCGTTACACATGCAGTTAGATTACAAGCAAGCCATTGAAATAGCGGAAGAGCAAGCTATAAACATGTTGCTTAGAGGAAATCAATACGATTTGATCAAAAGAAGGTTTTATCAAGACTTAGTGGTATGTGGTATAGGTGCTGTTAAAACATCATTTAACACTTCAGAAGGAGTTGTCATAGATTATGTTGACCCTGCAAACCTAGTTTACTCTCACACGGATTCTCCATTTTTTGATGATATTTATTATGTTGGAGAGGTTAAGACGATACCAGTAAATGAGCTAGTAAAACAGTTTCCATTTTTAACAAAGGCAGATCTAGAGGATATAGTATCTAAAAAAGGTAACCATCATAATGGTAGGAAGACTGTTGTTGAAAATGATAAAAACCAAGTAGAAGTACTTTATTTTAATTACAAAACCTATATGAATGAGGTTTATAAGGTTAAAAAAACAGGTAGTGGTGGTGATAAGGCTATAGCTAAAGACGACAATTTACCTCAAAATGATAGGTATGAAAAATTATCAAGAAACCTAGAGTGTTTATATGAGGGCGCTTATGTGTTGGGTACAGACAAGCTTCTTAAGTGGGAAAAAGCCAGTAATATGATGAGACCAAAAAGTGATTATACTAAGGTTAAAATGAATTACGCTATAGTAGCTCCTAGAATGTATGAGGGTAGAATTGACTCTTTAGTAAACCGTATAACTGGTTTTGCTGACATGATTCAACTAACACATTTAAAAATACAACAAGTATTAGCAAGGATGACGCCTGATGGGATATTTTTAGATGTAGACGGTTTAGCTGAGGTTGACCTAGGTAACGGTACAAACTACAATCCACAAGAAGCTTTAAATATGTTCTTTCAGACAGGTAGTATTGTTGGTAGAAGCTTTACGTCTGAAGGTGATCAAAACCCAGGTAAAATACCTATTCAAGAAATACAAAGCGGTGGGGGTGGTCAAAAGATGCAAAGCTTAATACAAACATATAACTACTATCTACAGATGATTAGAGATGTAACCGGGCTTAATGAAGCTAGCGACGGGTCAACTCCAGCGGAAAGATCTTTAGTAGGTGTTCAAAAGATGGCGGCTGCAAACTCAAACACGGCAACTAGGCATATATTAAATAGTGGTATGTTTTTAACAGCTGAAGTAGCAGAACAATTGTCACTTAGAATATCAGATATCATAGAGTATTCACCAACTAAAAATGCTTTTATAGAATCCATAGGCGCTCACAACGTAGCTACACTACAAGAGATGTCTAGTTTACACCTTTATGACTTTGGTATATTTTTAGAGTTAGAGCCTGACGAGGAAGAAAAAGCAATGTTAGAAAACAATATTGGTGGAGCCTTGAGTCAAGGTAGTATTGAGTTAGAAGACGCTATTGATTTAAGAGCTATTAAAAACGTTAAGTTAGCCAACCAACTATTAAAGTTAAGAAGAAAAAAGAAAGGACAAGAGGATCAGCAAAAACAATTAGAACAAACAGCCGCTCAAGGTAAAGCACAAGCGGAAGCAGCCGCGGCGGCATCTGAGGCTGAAATAAAGAAAAACGAATCTTCTTTAAAAACTCAAAAGCAATTAGAGCAATTAAAGATAGATGGTAAGGCTCAGATATTACAGCAAGAATCTGCTATCAAAGAAAAACTAATGCAACTAGAGTTTCAATATGCAATGCAGTTAAAGCAACTAGAGGCAAAAACAAAAACGGAAACTCAGTTACTAGCTGAGAACAGGAAAGACAGTAGAACAAAAATGCAAGCAACACAACAAAGTGAAATGATAGATCAAAAGGAGAACTCAAAACCAGCTAAAAACTTTGAGTCTTCAGGTGATAATACTTTAGGTGGGTTTAGCTTGTAGAATTATTAACTATTATTATATTATATTATGGCAAAAAAGAAAAAAGAAGAGCCAGTTGTAGACAACGAAACTGGTTCGTTAAAAGTAAAGGAAAAAGTAGAAAAACAACCGGATGGTAACGAAACTAAAGGTGATGTTACTAAGGTTAAAGATAAAATGAACATGAAGCCTGAGGTTATTGAGCAAACAGTAACTAAGGTTGATTTAAACAAACTACCAGAAGAAAAGCCAGTTGAAGAAGTTAAAACTGAAACTCAGGAAGTGGAAAAACAAGATACACCGGTAGTAGAAGAGATTACTAATGAAACCGTAGAGCAAGTTGAAGAGGTGGCTAACGTAGCTGCTGAAGCTATAAAAGATTCTATGGAGACTGGTGAGCCTTTACCTGAAAACATCCAGAAATTAGTTAACTTTATGGATGAGACTGGTGGTGATTTAAATGACTATGTTAAGCTTAATAAAGACTACAGTGAGATGGATAATCAAGACGTACTGTATGAACATTACAAGCAAACTAAACCTCATTTAAACGCAGAAGAAATTAACTTCCTTTTGGAAGATCAATTCTCTTACGACGAAGATATAGACGACGATAAAGAGATAAAAAGAAAAAAACTAGCCTTAAAAGAGCATGTTGCTCAGGCAAGGCAACACTTGGACAGTGAAAAGTCTAAATACTACGAGGAAATCAAGGCTGGAAGCAAGCTTACAACAGAGCAGCAGAATGCTATTGATTACTTTAACAAACACTCGAAAGAGGCAGAGCAGACACGAAGTTACGAAGAAAAAGCTAAAGCTAATTTTCTAAACAAAACTAACAAGTTTTTTGGAGATCAATTCAAAGGTTTTGAATTTGAGGCCGGTGAGAAGAAGTTTAGGTTTAACGTTAACGATGTGGATAAGGTGAAAGATACTCAGAGCGACATTAACAATTTTATCGGAAAGTTTCTTGATAATAATGGTCAAATGAGCAATGAAGCAGGTTATCACAAAGCCCTATATGCTGCAATGAATCCTGATGCTGTTGCGAAGCATTTTTATGAACAAGGAAAAGCCGATGCTTTAAAAACAAGTATCGATGAATCTAAGAACATAGATATGAAACCAAGACAAGAGTTAAATAATAATTTTGATTCTGGAGGTTATAGAGCAAGGGTAATAGGTGAAAATACTGCTGATTTCAAATTTAAAATTAAAAACAAAAAATAATTAAAATTTAAAAATTATGGCAATTACTGCGGGGGATGCCCTTAATAGTGTACCTGCTCCAAGGAAGCAAACACTAAATACAAATTACTTAGACCTTTCATCAGCTGCAAACGCAGGGTGGGGTCAACAATACGTACCAGATCTAATGGAACAAGAAGCTGAGGTTTTCGGACCGAGAACTATTTCAGGTTTCTTATCACAAGTTGGAGCTGAAGAAGCGATGCAAGCTGATCAAGTTATTTGGTCTGAGCAGGGTCGTTTACACTTATCTTATAAAGGTTTAGTAACTAACTCTAGTGGTGCTAACGCTGGTACTGGTGCTTCAAACACTATTACAGTTACTACTGATATGGATGGTTTAACACCTACTAAGCACGGTGTTAGAGTTAATGATATGGTTATTATCGCAAACTCAAATGGAGTTCACAAGTGTTTAGTAACAGCTGTTACTGGTGACCTAGCTTTCGAAGTTTATGCTTATGACTTAGTGGCTGGTGGTTTAGCAGACACAACTGATACTACTGGAACAACTATATTAGTTTATGGTTCTGAATACGGAAAAGGAGTTTCTTATATGAACGGTGGTACTGCTACTACGCAGACTGATTCAAGAGGAGCTAACGAGCCTGTTTTCAAAACATTCTCTAACAAACCAATTATCATGAAAGATTACTACGAAGTATCTGGATCTGATGTTTCTAAAATTGGTTGGGTTGAAGTAACTTCTGAAGGTGGTGCTTCTGGGTACTTATGGTACTTAAAAGCTGAATCTGATACTAGAGCTAGATTTAACGATTATATTGAAATGGCAATGCTTGAGTCTGAAAAAGGTGTTACAGCTACAGGTGTTATCGATGGATCTAACGTTATGACTGGTACAGCTGCTGGTGATCAAATTGGTACTGAAGGTTTATTTGAAGCTATTGAGCAGAGAGGTAACTTAACTTCTGGTATTACTGGAGTTAACGCTGCTACTGATTTAGCTGAATTCGACGCTATCTTAGCTGAGTTTGACAAGCAAGGTGCTATTGAGGAAAACATGATGTTTGTAAACAGAGCTACTTCGTTAGCAATGGATGACATGCTAGCTTCTATGAATTCTTACGGGGCTGGTGGTACTTCTTACGGAGTATTTAATAACTCTGAAGATATGGCTTTAAATTTAGGTTTCTCTGGTTTCAGAAGAGGTTCTTATGACTTCTACAAGTCTGACTTCAGATACTTAAATGACTTAGCAACAAGAGGTGGTATTAATGCTGCTGCTGGTGCTAACGCTATTAGAGGGGTTATGGTTCCAGCTGGAACTTCAACTGTTTATGACCAACAATTAGGAAAGAATCTTAAGAGACCTTTCTTACATGTTCGTTATAGAGCTTCGCAAACTGACGATAGAAGAATGAAATCTTGGACAACTGGTTCTGTTGGAGCTGCTACATCTGCTTTAGATGCAATGCAAATCCACATGTTAACTGAAAGATGTTTAGTTACACAGGGTGCTAACAATTTCATGTTATTGAAATAAGCGCATTATTTTAAGGAGACTGGGATTAATTTCCCAGTCCCTTTATTTTTATTAATTTTATTATATATTATATTATGGCAAAAAAAGCTAGAAAAACAGAGATGATTGAGGTAGAGCCTCAAATAGAAACAATGGAAGAAACAGTTACAGAATTTTTTGAAGAACCTGTAATTGAAGAACCAAAAGCAAGAGAAAGATTAAAGCCCGCAAATGAGTGGGAAATTAAAGATAGAATCTACTACCTAAAAGGTAATAAGAAACCACTTTCAAGAACGATTAAATCTTCAAACATATATTGGTTTGACGAAGAAAAAGGATTTGAAAGAGAATTAAAATATTGCTCCAATCAAAAAACATCGTTTGTCGATGAAATGAAAGGTGATCAAAGATTAGAACACATTGTGTTTAGGTCTGGAAGTTTATTTGTACCAAGAGAAAAAACTGTTTTGCAAAAATTACTTTCTAAATACCACCCGCAAGCAGGTAAAACTTACTACGAATACAAACCAGCAGCGTTAGCGGCTGAAGAAATAGATGTACTAGAAATGCAGGTTGACGCTTTAGTGGCAGCTAAAAATATCGACATAGATATGGCAGAAGCTATTATGCGTGTAGAAAAAGGATCTGAAGTGTCTAAGTTGAGTTCTAAGGAGCTTAAAAGAGATTTACTTATATTTGCTCGTAATAACCCTAAACTCTTCTTAGAGTTAGCGGACGACGAAAATGTAATGCTAAGAAACTTTGGTATTAGAGCTGTTGAAGCTGGTATACTAAGATTATCTTCTGATCAAAGAAACTTTTTGTGGGGCAGCAATGGAAGAAAGTTAATGGTCATACCATTTGACGAACATCCCTACACTGCTTTAGCGCATTGGTTTAAAACAGATGAAGGTATGGATATTTACTCTAATATAGAAAAAAGATTGAATGAATAACAAAATAATATGGTTGCCCTTCGGGGCGACCATTTATTAAAATCCAATCAAATGAAAAAAAAGAAATCAATAGGTTTAGGCGATACAATACACAAGGTCACTAAAGCTTTAGGGATAAAAAAAGTAGTAGACAAAGTTAGTAAAGCTACCGGTAAAGATTGTGGTTGTAACAAAAGACAAGAAACTTTAAATAGATTTTTCCCTTATAATAAATAAAAAAACATGGCAATAAATATAGATACAGTATATCAAACCGTTCAAGCTCTAGCAAATAAAGAGCAACGAGGTTATATAACACCCCAAGAATTTAATTTATTTGCCAACCAAGCACAGCAAGATATATTTGAACAATATATCTACGATATTCAAGCATACAAAAGACAGGGGCCAAAAGTGTTTTCGCTAGGTGATTCTGTAAGCACAATACACACAAAACTAAATAGCTTTTTGGTTTTGTCTAATGTCTCAGGTGGTACAGGTTTACCATCATCAAATTACTATGGCGAAATATACTTAAATCAAGGTGGTACCCGTAGGGCTTTGAAACAAGTTGATCCAGATACCGTGACCGACTTAAACTCGTCAACCTTTCACAAGAAAGGTTTTACAGATGCTGTTTACTTTATGGACGGTCCACAAAGCATACAGGTTTGGGATGGCACGGGTCAAATAACGTCTGGTGTTAAAGTTGAGAGGTTAAACATCAAAAAGCCACCCACTTGTTATTGGGGTTATGTTGTTATAAACGAACAAGCTGTATATGACCCTAGTGCCAGCTCTAATTTTGTACTACACGACTCAGAGCAATCTGATTTAGTAATAAAAATATTAAAACTAGCAGGTATATCAACGGAAGACCAACAGCTGTACTCAGCAGCTGCAGCAGAAGACGGATTAAATACTCAAGAACAAAATAAATAATTATGACTATAGCAATAGGAGGGGCAGGTGCACAAGACGCTGGCACTTATTATGGTGATCCAGTTAATTTTGGTAATTATCAATATATAAGTTTAGATGATGTTATAAATAATTTTACAGCAGCTTATACTGGTGAGGGTAAAATACTACCAAACATATTAGCAGGAGATATAAGTTTTCACGCTCATAGAGCTTTGCAAGAATTAAACTATGATACGCTAAGGTCTGTAAAGTCATTAGAAATAGAAGTTTGTCCAAGTTTAGTGGTACCATTACCGCATGATTTTGTCAACCACGTTAAGCTCGTTTGGTCTGATTCTAGTGGTATAGAGCGTGTTATATACCCAGCAAGACACACTAGCAACCCATTTGCTGTCAAGCAAGATGAAGACGAGTGTGATGATTGTGGAGACACTTCTGATTCCTACGTTATAGACCCTGGAGATGAAGCTGGAACAGGAACACTAACGCAACAAGAAGATCCTGATTGCGATGACGAGGTGTCGTCAGACACTTGGGATAAGTACAAAGGTGGAAGTGGTGCTACCGCGGATCACGCAGTAGGGACTACTTCTATGGGTAAAAGGTATGGGCTTGACCCTCAGTTTGCTCAAGTTAACGGTTCTTACTATATTGACTATGCAAACGGCACAATTCACTTCGGCGGTTCTTTAAGTGGAAAGACAGTAATAATAAAATACATTAGTGATGGCGTTGACAGCGAGGGTACTTCTATACTGCCTAAACTAGCAGAAGAAGCTATTTACAAATGGATAGCCTATGGTTGCGCTAGCGCTAGAACTGATGTTCCAGAAGGCGTTATACAAAGATTAAAAAGAGAGAGGTTTGCTGAAACAAGAAAAGCTAAATTAAGATTATCTAACATAAAAATTGAAGAGATAACTCAAATTATGAGAGGTAAATCAAAAATGATAGATCACTAAAATATGCCAGAATTAAAACACACTTTTCAAGGTGGTAAGATGGAGAAGGATAAGGACGAAAGAATCGTTCCTAACGGTCAATATAGAGAGGCCTTAAATATATCCGTATCAACATCAGAAGATTCAGACGTGGGCGCCGCCCAAAACATACTAGGTAATATATGTGTAACTCAAGCAATTAAAGGTAGAACACAAACAAATACTACATTAAGTGGTTTGGTAAACTTTGAGTATGATCAAGAAAACTTCCACATAACACAAATAGTAGACCCGCAATCAGACATGCTTTATAGATTCGTTCATACACCTAGCCCTAGTAATGGTGTTTGGATGGATAGAATAGTAGAGTATGACACAACAAAGTCTATTGATACTCCATGGCAAGAAAAAGAAAACGCTGTTGTTGTTGATATATTTAAAGTTCAAGCTAACGTTACAAGTACTAATGATGTTGGTAATAAAACTTGGATTAAAGTTGATAAGAATACAAATCAATTAAGGTGGGGTATGAGAGTGAAAGACTCTTATGGGGCTGTTATTGAGGATATAAACTATGTAACTGGTGAAATCTGGTTAGATAAACTTTGGGCTGGAAGTGGTGATATTGTATTTGAAGGTGATAGAAGTCTTAATTTTGATCCAGATAGAAATATAACAGGTTTAAACATAATTGATGGTATGCTATTTTGGACAGACAACTACTCTGAACCTAAGAAAATAGAT